AACCAACCTTGGAAGCCGATGATAGTCTTGGCATTTATGCTACGAAATATCCAGGGAATATAATAGCCTCACCTGATAAGGATATGAGGCAGATACCAGGGCAATTGTATAATTTTGAGGAAACTTTCACAATCGATCCCGAAGCCGGAGCTGCTTGGCATCTTATCCAGTCGATTTCTGGAGATCAAACTGATGGATATGGTGGCGTCCCTGGAATCGGAGTTAAAAGAGCAGAAACGCTCTTCAAAGAGAAAGGATATACCTGGAAAGCAGTCGTCGAAGCTTTTGCTGAGAGAGACCTTTCAGAGGAAGAGGCATTGATTAATGCTAGACTCGCTCGCATACTTACAGTAGACGATTATGACTTTAAAAAAAAACAACCTAAATTATGGTCCCCCGCCTCCAGTTACAGAGTTAACTATGGAGCAAGAGTTCCAGATGAAAAAGTTAGAACTAAGGTTAAATAGTGGCGAAGTTAAGTACGAAGATCTTGTTACTGTTTTCATAGCAATGCAACATCAGAACTTCGTACTAGCAAATTCAATAACAAATTTAGTTGACAAATGGCCACAGGTCCCACCTATTACAAACGAGGTTCTGCCGATGTTTGGGATTTTATTAGAGACCAAGGATTAAATTTCCACCTTGGTAATGCTATCAAGTATATCTGCCGAGCAGGTTACAAGGATAGTAAAATACAAGACTTAGAAAAAGCAATTCACTACCTAGAGAATGAACTCCACCATGAAGAAAACCTTTCTATCCGATCAGGCGAAGGAATTCCGATCCAAATATCAGATTCAAAACCGTGCTGACAGAGCTAACAGATCTCGTCAACATAAATTAATTGTTGAAGAGTTTAAAGAGTTTCTTGAAGCTGAAGGTATGCTTTTCATGCATGGTAGAAATCATCAAGCAGATTGCTTGAAAGAATTAGCTGACCTTGTTTATGTCTGCTATCAATATGCTGAGAATATGAGATGGGATTTAGACGAAGCTCTGAATCGAGTCCATGAAAGTAATATGTCCAAACTCGATGAGGACGGTAAACCAATATATCGAGATGATGGAAAGGTTCTAAAAGGACCTAATTATAAACCACCTGATCTATCTGATTTATTTTGAAATGACTGCTAATGTAATATCTCGCACAGGGCGGGTCCAATCATGGTTGGATAATCCTGAATCAAGGCTCCCAGTTTCATGCACTGTTTTCGTCGTAGAGGATTCTATGGAGGGAGAAAATGGTATCGAAGCAAGCTGGCGATATGTCAGCCACGGACTTAGATTTGGAGCGGGAGTTGCGGTCCATCTATCTAAGCTCCGTCCCAAAGGAGCAGAAAATGGCAAAGGTCTTACAGCTTCTGGACCTGTATCATTCGGTAAAATCTACTCAACATTAAATGAAACCCTACGCAGAGGTGGAGTCTACAAGAACGGTGCTTGCGTTTTGCATTTGGATCTCGATCATCCTGATATCCTTGAGTTCATTACAACTCCTAGGTCAGAACTTTCCTGGGTCAAAAGGTGCGTGGATATTGATGAGGCAAAATGGCAAAGCTGTGATAATCAAGTAAAGGACGTTTTATTACATGGAATTAAATCTGGAGACATATGGCTTAACAAAATCAAATACGATCCCAAAGGAGAACGAATTTATGGCAACGTCTGTCTTGAGGTTTACCTGCCCTCACGCGGAACATGCTTGTTACAACATGTCAATCTCTCAGCCTGTGAGCTTGGCACCATCGAGCAGGCTTTCGATCAAGGTATGTCCCAGCTGTGCGAGCTCCATAGTAGGACAGGTGTCGGAGCAACTGGAGAATACTTGCCAGCTGATATCGACCGCCAGGTTGGCCTCGGAGTACTCGGCCTCGCAAACCTCCTCAGAAGATACCAAGTAACTTATGATGAGTTTGGTAGACAATTAGAGACCGTTAATAAAGGTGAATATGGTTCTGGTATAGGCTATCAGCTAGCATTTAATTTAATGTTAGGTATACATAGATCCGCTGATATCGCTGAAGAAAATAATATGGTACGTGCTTTTGCTATAGCACCTACTGCCTCCTGTTCATATAGGAGTGAAACATTGGATGGCTTTACAGCTACACCAGAAATAGCACCACCAATAAGCCGGACTGTCGATCGCGACAGCGGTACTTTTGGTGTTCAATCTTATAATTATGGTGATGTAGAAATTGCCAGTGAAGTTGGTTGGGATGCTTACAAGAAAGTAGCAGATCAACTAATGTTAATGTATGATAATACGGGACTTCTTCACGGATACTCATTCAACTCTTGGAGTGATGTAGTAACCTACGATCGTGAATTCGTGGAAGAGTGGTTAGTTTCACCCCAAACCTCCCTTTACTATAGTCTGCAAGTAATGGGCGACACTCAAGATAAGACCGATGCGTATGCAGCATTAGATCAAAGCGAAGTCGATGATTACTTACAGGACATCCTCGCTGAGAAATCAGACGAGACCCCGATAACCTGTGATTGTCAAGAATGATGAGAAAACATCCTTATGAGAAACTGTTGGACCGTAAACGTAAATGGTCCCCAGTGAAACCCACCGTTGGAGTATTAAAATATGGATCAGAAGACGTTATTAGGCGTGCGATCGCTGCACGTCATTTGGAGTTACCTGTGGGTGCCTTTATTTCGGAAGGTCTTGAAAAAGATGTACCCGAAAATGCTAGAAAATTACTAGAGGACAATGTTAAAGATGAAGAAAGACATGATCTTGCTCTTGGATACTATGCAGAATCCCTTGGTACAAATGAAATTGAAGAAAAAGAAGGGAAGTTATTAAGAGATGCTTGGATACGACACCCAGACCACACCATTACTAAAGCTTTGGTGGCTGAACGGGCAGTATTCTTCGTTCTTCTTCCTTTTTTTAGGTTTAATGGCGATGCTGCTCTTCGGACCATATCGGCTGACATTTCAAGGGACGAGCAAATCCATGTCGCGAGTAATTCCCTTGTTTGTTCTGAGCTTGGTTTACATGCCTCTCCTTCTTTGGATAAACTTAGGAAAGCCACCATTAACTGGATTCTTCAACCCCTAGGTATAAATACTACCGATAAATATTTAGACAAAAATTTTTGGCTGGATGCTAGTGATCGCTTAATGTATGAAGGGAAAGCCCCAGAGTTTTCTGAGACACAGCGAGCACGTATGCCAGCTTTCTTCGAACATAGCAATGTCAATCTCCCTCAATACGCTTAAGCTACATAACGAGAGGGTGGAAGAGCTACTGAAAAAAGTAGAAGATAACTTTAAATGGAATCCTGTCCACCCAAAAGAACCAATTGAATCAATTATGTACCGCGCTGGGCAAGCCAGCGTCATAGATTATATGAAAAACTTAATGGAAGAGGAGGAAATCTAATGTGTGTAGGAAATTGGTTTAAGGCACCTGATATGCCTGCACCTCCTCCACCACCACCAAGACCAAAGCCAGCTCCAGCAGCTCCAATGGCTAAACCAAGAATGGATGCAACATCAGCGGCTGAAACTCTTGAACGTCAAGATCCTGATGAAAAGATAGATACTCGTAAGAAGAAGGCTCTTGAAATACAAAAAGTAAGAAGAGGCGTTAAAGAATTTGGAGCTATTAACCCAGCTCAAACACCCAACACGCCACAAGGTGGCATTACCCCACCAACTTAAGGAGGAAAAAAATTATGTGTAGTCCATTAGCGGGCGGACTTATGGGAGGCATGGTCGCAAACAGAATAGGATTAGGTCAACGTGGCCGTGCGCAGGATAGGTCTTATGATGACAGAGATAGAGCAGAAGCTTCAGTTCAAGATAAACTTTTGAACACATCCCAAGATACAAATACTAAAGCTAAAGCTGTTACTGAAAGCACACCTAAAATTAATAGAGCAAATTTAAACATAGGTTAAATGAACGCACGTGAAAGATACTCTCAACTAACCCACGGTAGAACACAGTTCCTTCATACCGCTGTTGAGTGTTCAAGATTAACGCTGCCCTATCTAGTACAAGAAGATTTAAGTTCACGACCTGAACATCAAAAATTACATACACCTTGGCAATCAGTAGGATCTAAGTCAGTGGTTAACTTAGCAGCGAAGCTTATGCTTGCACTGTTACCACCACAAACAAGCTTCTTTAAACTACAAGTTAGAGATGATAAACTTGGTGTAGA